CCACCAACACCGGCAACCGGTCCGCAGCCACCAACACCGGCGACCAGTCCGCAGCCACCAACACCGGCAACTGGTCAGCAGCCATAGTGTCAGGTAAAGGTTCAGTTGCAATGGCTATCGGTTATAAATCAAAAGCTAAAGGAAGTCTTGGTTGTTGGATTGTACTGGCAGAGCAGAATGACAATTACGAAATTATCGATGTTCAGTCTATTAAAGTTGACGGAGAGAAAATCAAGGCCGACACTTTCTATACTCTTGTGAATGGTGAATTTATCGAAACAGAATAATTATGGACTATTTAGCGGAACCCCAAAAGAAGATCAAAGCGGCTTTACTGCAAGGCAGGATTATGACAACCGCCGAGATGAACAAGGTAGGCGGTACTGTAGATGCACGGAAGATTATCTCAAGGCTCCGTCATGACGGGCTCCCAATAGGCGATGAATGGGTTATTCTGTTTGATGAGAACGGCAAAATTATCGGTCGCTACAAGAGGTATTTCTACACTAAAGATGGTCAGAAGCCAGGTTTTCGGGAAATATTTTGGAATCAACAAGCATATTGACAGCCCGGAAAGACGGGCAATTGGACAGGTAGCCACCGGGGACGCCCGGATAAGTGGCAGGCAATGATGCGGGGAGTGCGCCCTTGAGATGTACAGCAAGACAGGGCCAACACAAACGAAGCCGACAGATACCCTTTCTCGCGGGTAAGATTCAAAGCTGTCGCCGGGGCAGAACCGGCCCTGTCCGCAAAGGAGACCCTAATCTCCCTCAAACCTCAAAAATTGTAGTTATGGAATCAGAAAACAAACTTACCGTGATCGAGGACAACAGTATGTTGGTCTTCGGGTCGCAAAACAACTTCGAGAACGCCCAAAGGATGGCAAAAGCCCTTTGCAGTTCAACAATCGTCCCGGTGATGTACCAGGGAGAAAAGAACCTTCCCAACTGCATTGTCGCCCTTGAGATGGCTAACCGTATCAAGATGTCCCCCCTGATGGTTATGCAGAACCTTTATATCGTACATGGCAATCCGGGTTGGTCGTCCAAATTCCTGATTGCGGCACTAAACGTCAGCGGTCGTTTTTCTCCGATCCGCTACGAGTGGCGCGGAACCGAAGGACAGGACGATTGGGGATGCCGGGCGTGGGCTTATGACAAATCGGGCGAAAAGCTAGAAGGCGCTTGGGTGGACATCAATATGGCCAAGAAAGAGGGTTGGTATTCCAAAAACGGTTCGAAATGGCAGACGATTCCCCAACTGATGCTTCAATATCGCGCCGGGGCATTCTTCGCCCGAACTTACGCTCCTGAGATCGGAATGGGCATGCAGACCGCTGAAGAACTCTACGACGCACGGCCTATCCCGGTAGAAGCAAGGGTTATTCCCAATGAGATCGATCCTGAAACGATTTCCACCGAGCAAGAGGCCAAAGACGCGCTTTTAAGGGGTCATATCGACAAAGCCAAGTACGACGAATTACTCAGCAAGGCCCTGGGAAGAAAAGACGAACCGGAGGAAAAGAGCTTTGCCGAGCAGCAGATCGCAAACAACGCTTTCGGTTTGAAAGATATAGCCAAAGAGCATGGAACAGCTACAGAGAACTCCTGAATGGTATTCGGGCAGATTGGAAATGTTTACGAGCTCGGAGCTGGACGATCTCCTCTCCGAGCCAAAAAGAAAAGCCGACAAGAAAGCCGGCAAACTTTCCGAATCGAGTAAGGATTACGTGTACGACAAAATATCCGAGCAGATCACCAACGGAACAATCCTCGATTACAAGGAACTCAACAACAAAGAGGTCAAATGGGGGCAGCAGTATGAAGACGAGGCCCGAATGCAGTATGAAGCCAGAACGGGTAATAAAGTCGATTTGTGCGGCTTCATACGCTATAACGAATATTTCGGCGGTTCCCCGGATGGATTGGTAGGTGAAGATGGAATCATTGAGATCAAGTGTCCTTACAGCGGGAAAAATTATGTAGAGTACCTCCTATTGGAAACGCAGGAGGATTTGAAGAAGCTGAACCGAGGGTATTACACCCAGATTCAGGGGAACCTGATTGTGACAAGTCGAAAATGGTGTGATTTCATAGCATACGATCCGAGGGTTCATAATCCGGATTTGGCTCTTAAAATCCTTCGGGTAGAACGGGATGAGCCTTTCATCGATTTTTGCCTGAAACAGCTTGAAAAGGCCAATAAGTACAAAGAAGAGATCAAAAGTAAACTTTTAAAAATGATCGCATGATGGATGATATTCTGGTGGAGTGCAATGGGGAGTTACTGCCTGAAACAATGGTTGGCAGGCTCGAACCGCTTTGCAGGGAAGCCCACGATATACAGCAGTATCTCAACGCCCCTTATTCCGGTGAAATCAATGTCTTGCTCGACCGGCTATCCACTCTCAATGTCTACATGGCCCGATCCGGTGAGATGCTTGCCGAGGCTGTTTTCCTGCAGGAGGAAGCCATCAATAGGGCTTTCGAGGAAAACAAAGATCGAATCGATTGCATGGCGGCCACAGTAGCCAACAAATACCTGACGAGTTGCTGCCGGCATGAAAACAGGTTAGTCAAGTGGTTGGACCGGATCAACGCCACCTGCAAACATCAATCTGATAATCTCAGGACGCAGATAAGTTTCGTAAAGGAGCAGGTTAGATTGAATGGGAGGGGTTACTAATGAATTACAAGGCCAAATTAGACCGAATTTTCAGCGAATATGTCCGATTGAGGGATTCCGACAGCAACGGTTACGGACGCTGTATTTCGTGCGGAAAAGTAGTTTTCTGGAAGGATGCGGATGCAGGTCATTATGTCAACCGGAAACACATGAGCCTGCGGTTCGATGAAAAGAACGTGAATTTGCAATGCAGGAGTTGTAACAGGTTCGACGAAGGCAATATGATCGGATATAATCACGGTCTTATCGAGAAGTACGGGGATAAGGTTATTCCCTATTTGGACATCAAAAGACACAACATCAGTAAAATCGGGCCGACCGAATATACGGTGCTTATAAAGCACTATCAGCAGGAGGTTAAAAGGCTTAAAGAGCAAAAAGGATTGTAAGAAATACAAGTAATGGCAAAACGATTTACAGATACCGATTTGTGGGACAAAGAGTGGTTTATGTCTCTCTCTTGTAAGCATAAATGCCTTGTCCGGTTCATCTTCGATAAATGCGACCAAGCGGGTGTTTGGTCGGCTAATTGGGCGCTTGCGTCAGCTTACATAGGCGATCGGGTCACCCATGATGATTTGTCGGCATTGTCGGGAAGAATTGAGCAAATCGGCGCAAACAAATATTTCATCCCGGACTTTATAGAATTTCAATACGGGCAATTGACAGAATCGTGCCGGCCTCATAAGAAAATCATCTCACTTCTTCAAAAACACGGTTTATATGAAAGGGTATTGAAAGGGTATCCAAAGGGTATTGATACCCTTGAAGAAAAAGACACATACAAGGAAGAAGAAAAAGAAGAAGGGGGTATGGGGGAAACACAACTCCCATCCGAAGGCTCGGATTTCACCTCAGAGCTCTCAATCGTTCAACAAGAACTGCAAACGCAGACAATCTGGTTGGATCAGGTAGCTATGCAGCGTGGATTGAAAAACACACAGGAGGCTCGAATGTGGCTCGACAAATTCTTCGGGGAACTTCGCATCCGAGGAGACACGGTAAAATCCCTACATGACACGAAAAGCCACTTTGTGAGCTGGCTAAAGATTCAACTGGACAAACAAAAACCTCAGAAAAATGGAAAATATATCCCAACACGCATCTCAGGATCTGATTTCGATTGACGGGATTATCAAGTCCCTTCAAATTCAACGTGAGGAAAAATACCGCGCTGCCATCCGCAAGAGAATCGTTTTGGACTATTCCCCGGCAGATTTCACCAGATTGATGAAAGCTTTTGCGGAGCTCGTGATGTCCGAACGCGGGGAGTATTCCGAGTTCACGATAGACCGCAGTAACGAGCCGGTCATACTCGAACTCTACAAATACTCGACAATGGATAAATCTTTCTCTGGAAATTTATTCCTCGGAGTTGCCCTGATCGGGAGCTATGGTTGTGGAAAATCCCTGATAATGGACGCTTATTCAAGGTTGGTCAATCAGTTCGTCCAGTCGAAAGGATTGCAGGTTTGCCCGGTTCTGTTTAAAACAAGCATGGAGTTGTACAACCTTGCCAAATCAGGTATCACAAGCCAAATGCTTCATACTCCGCTCGTGATTGACGAGATAGGCCGGGAGCCCAAAGTTGCCAAAGACTACGGCAATGAATCAACCCCGATGATCGATCTTCTCTTTGAGCGTCACCGCAAAGGAACCATAACCCACGCTACCGGAAATTTCACGCTTGAATCTCTTTCTGAGATGTATGGGAAGATGCTTGGTGACAGATTAAAACAGATGTTCAACTTCATTAAGCTAAACGGAAGTAGCCGTAGATAAAGCATGAAAGATAACTACACCTGTTCCGAAGTTGCCGACACCAGATGTCACGACAAGGAAAGATTTACCCTCCTGATGAGTTTGAATGAACTGTTAAACTACTTCAAAAGCAAAGAGAAATGACCGTCCTTGAAGCTATCGAGCAACTGACCGCCGAGCGAAAAGAGAAAAGAATCGAGCCGCTGAACATTGTTTTTCGGAGTATCTACGACAAACTTTCGATCAGTTGGTTCGAAATGGTCGAAGAGCTCGAAAGACTGGAAGAAGCAGGATTAATCCACATCGGGGATACGCCGAAAGACAGATACGCAAAACTATTAAAAACCAGATAATCATGAGTAGATTTATTAATGTGGAAATCAATACCGATGTCGATGTTTATGTAGGCGACGTATTAAACCAAATCGATGATGATGAACTGCGTGACGAGGTTATCCGTAGGGAGTTGTCGGCCAGGATTAACCTGGGAACATCTCCTGTCGAGAATTACAAACCCGGAGAATTCCGCCGCACCCTGTGCGACACGCTTTCACTGGGTTATCAAGTGTCCGATGACGAGATTCTCGGCAGGATTAAAGAGTGTTTGTAAACCGTCCCGTCCGGGGCACAGAATGAAGAGAGATGACAACCGACAAGAAAATACTTGATGCCTGCTGTGGTAGCAGAATGTTTTGGTTTGACAAGGAGAATCCTGACGTGCTGTTCGCTGACATTCGGGATGAAGAATACATCCTATGTGACGGTAGGCGTGTTCGAGTGCATCCGGATCTGATAGCTGATTTTCGGAATATGCCTTTTGAGGATGAATCCTTCAAACTTGTAGTATTCGATCCGCCGCATTTTAACCGGTTGGGTGCAAACAGTTATACCGCACAAAAGTATGGCCGATTATTCCCGTCATGGGAAACGGATCTAAAACGAGGCTTTGATGAATGTATGCGGGTTCTTGAGCCGTTCGGGATCTTAATCTTCAAGTGGAATGAGGTTCAAATCCCGGTTAGCAAACTGCTGGAAATTTTCGGACAGCAACCCTTGTTCGGTCATAAGTCCGGTAAAGCCTCAAAAACCCATTGGATGTGTTTTATGAAAAGATAATGAAATGAAAAGCAAACGAGCAGAAGAATTTATCAATAACAGCTCTGAGCTGATTGACGGCCTAGAGTGGATGATTGACACATCAACAGCCCGTCGAGCCGTCGAGCTTGCCGAGCAGGACACAGAAGAGGAAGTTACCCATTACCGCAAAGAATTGGAGGAATCCAAGAGGCGTGAAGAGTTGGCCCGTAAGGTAATCGACGACCAGAGGAAGAAGATCGAAGCGCTGAAAGCAAGAGCAGCGGATGCATTCAAAGAATACATGGAACAAGCACATGGAGGTTGCCTAACCTCCGATCTGGACAATTTCATTCAAAAACTCAACGAGCGATGACCTTCACTACCCCCTGCTTTGTTCGGGTTGAGAATCCGGAGAAGCGAAAAGAGTTGATCGAGTGGCTGGAAGGGATTGGATACGGCAATTGAATTGATGCAACAAGCGATTGTCGAACTGCCGCAAGGCGAAAAATAAAAGAAAATGAAAGGTAAAATAACTATTTCGGGCAAGACTTACGATTGCGAAGTTCGCAATGGGGTAAGGTATATCGACGGAAAAATGGTGACAGAATTTGCGAATACACTGTCATATCATGAATTACTGGAGATCTCAATGGTTGGAGCAATGGCAGTGGAAGCTGAAAAAGAGGGTCGATTTATCCCGGCGCAAGCGGTGCTCAAAGGAATTCAGAAATCTAAAACCGAGAACTAACAAAAACTGTAAATCATGCGAGATATAATTTTCAGAGGCAAGCGCCTCGATAATGGGGAATGGGTAGAGGGCGACTATTTCCGTAAATACATATACGACAAGGATGATAATGTTTCTTTACACCATCTCATAGGTTGGCAGGTGGCGGATAATGACGGAGAGATGTGTAATGACTACGAAGATGTTGACCCTGCCACTGTCGGCCAGTACACAGGGATGAAAGACAAGAACGGAAAAAAGATTTTCGAGGGGGATATAATGTCACTTGTAACTGAATTTGGCGATACTATAATACGTGAAATACGGTTTATCGATGGGGCTTTTTGTGTGATCGGAGAGCAAGAAGATGACCTGCACGGGCTAAGTTGGGCCGTAGAAATGTGTGATGGAATAGTTGGTGATAACATCCACGACAACCCCGATCTGCTGAAATAAAAACGGAGGGCGTCCGCGTCGCCCTCCTACCTTAGAAACTACTAACCTAAAATCCCGACTATGAAATCATAGGATAGTGCAAATATAACAAAAACCTGAAATATGAAAAGAACCTTACTTTATTTTCTTCTTGCCTTTATAGCCGTGATTTTTACCGCCTGTGAGCTCAACAAGAACAGGCCGGGCAAGATCATCTTCGACCGTGTCCCCTTCGTCTATGCCACGATAAACGGCCAAAGGGAGCTATTCTTAATAGATACCGGAGCGTCTACATCTATGCTGGATAAAAAGCTCTGTGACGAAGTGAAAATCTACTACATGACTACAGGCTTAGAGGTAATCGGCGTAGACGGAACCTCGATCCCTCTAAAGACCACCGGAAGAATCCCGTTTACGCTCGACAGCGTCCCGTATTCGGCCAGCTTCGCGGTACAGGACATGACCAGTCTACGACGGGCCACCGGGAAGAACGTAAGAGGACTAATCGGCTCGGATGTGTTGGGATTTTACCGGTTGACGGTGGATTTTAAAACATGTGAGTTAAGGTAAATTGTCCTAAAGGTAGAAAGTTGCATAGGGGAAAGACCGATAAAAGGTGATATTATTGTTCTAAAAGTATTGTTATGGATATTAAAGCAGCAGCACGAGAATTTGGTATAGCCGAACTCAGATTACATCAGCTTATCCGCCAGCATGCGATCAGTTTTAGGGCGGATGACTATGGTGTGTATGTGGAGCAATCCGAAGTGCAAGCGTGGCTTACCTCCCACCCTGAGCAATGGCAGCAATGGATGGACGCTTTGCAGCACACTCAAGATCATCTCATTTCAAACAGGTATTTGGAGCGACATCGAAATTTGAAAGATTTTGAAAGAAAATAGCTTGTATTGGCTTACATGAAGCTATACTTTTGCTATGTAATGGTACATGGCTATGGTAGAGCTTGTTCGTAGTTGGATCGCATTAAGGGATTTTGCCCACTTTGCACACATCAATGTGCAAGGAGGGCATTTTTTTACGCTACATAAGCAGTTCAAGAAGCTATATGAAGGAGCCTTAGATCAGGCCGACACTATCGCTGAGCGTTACCGTCAACTCAATCCAGATTCGGTTATTCAGATGACCGGAGGTGACCGAACTTATCCTGAGATGTCAGACCGACAACTCGTACAAGAAATCATCGCACAACTTTCCAATATCCGCCAACAGCAGAATGCTATTTGGGCCAACACCAATGCGACGGGTGATTATGTTACCAATGATCTGATGGTGCAGTGTTCAAAGTATGTGGATTTTATCATGTGGCAATTTAATGAATTCTTGAAGTAATGGCCTTTAAGCAAGGAAATACGTATTGGAAACTGGCGAAAGGATTTACGCCCGGCACGGAGAAGAAATACGCTCCTGATGAACTATGGGTAAAGGCTGTTGAGTATTTCAAATGGGTGGAAGACAATCCTTTGCTTGAAGAAAAGGTATTTGGAACTGGCCTGAAAGACACTGTAAATAAAATGCGGGCCATGACCATTACAGAGTTTTGTGTATTTGCGGGAATTACGTCTCAGACATTTTTCAATTACGAGAAGGAGCAAGCCTATTTTGACATCACAGCGCGCATACGTGATATAATCTACTCGCAGAAGTTCACCGGGGCCGCAGCAGGCTTACTGGAAAGCAATATTATAGCTAGAGAATTAGGTCTGGCTGACAAGCAAGAGATAAAACAAGATAGCACCATAACTACGGTAATGTTCGGCAATGAGGACAAAGGCTTATAGTCTGAATGTCTCTCTTACAGATAAACAAAAAGCGGTTCAGGCTGCTTTGTTTGTAGGGGTAATCGTCAAGTTCATTTGCCTGTATGGTGGATCGAGAAGCGGTAAAACGTTTTATGCTTTTTTGTGGATTGTAAAGCGAGCGATTATTTACCCAGGTAGTTACGGATTGGTGTTCCGCAAAACACTGAGTTCTTTGAAAATTGGTATGCTGAATCAGACGATGCCAGCGCTATGGAGGGAGTTCGCCAAAATCAATGGCGGTGTCCATCCTTACGATGCCAGTGTGGGCGGGGTTCCATTTGTGACCTTCAATAAGTCCGAGAACATCCTAACCTTTTTTAATGGGTCTAAGATATTCTTTTATGGTGCCGCCGCCACAATGGGGGACGAGGATAGCATGACTAAGATTTTGTCTTCCGAGTACTTTTCAATCCTTGTTGAAGAGGGTAATGAGAACGATTACAAGGTTATCGAAAAGCTGTTTACCCGGTTGACGCAGGTTGTGTATGATTCCGATGGAGTCAAGGGAATGCCGAAGTTTGTCACTACGCTCAACCCTACCGTCTTTGAGGCATGGGACTATGTGATGTTCAACAAAAAACTCAATCCATCTTCCCGGGAGCCTTTGAATGATCCTGAGCGTTACGCAACGGCACATTTCCGACCGACGGACAACATGCAGCATTTGAGCGACGATTATATTGCCACGCTCAAAAACCTTTCACCGCGTGACCGACAGCGGTTTTTGGAGGGCGAATACGGGGCTAACTTCGACGGCGAAATATTCAAGCACCTCAATTGGTTGGATGTACTCGATTGGTCTGTGTTCGAGAAGATCGTGATCTACGTCGATCCTTCTTATAAGTCAGGGCCCAAGAATGACTACAAGTCGGTCGCCACGGTGGGAATCTGTCAGGGATCATTCTATGTGCTCGACATTAACGCAGCGCAATGCACTACTTACGTGATGATGGAGCTCATACACGAGGCTCAAAGTTACGCAGAATCCAATCTGGAGCAGGTAAAAGGCCATCGAGCAATCGTAGAAACGTGGATCGAAAACCAGGGTATAGCGGATGACTTCACCAAAGCACATGACGAGTATTGCGCCCAAAACGGTTGCGCTATCCCCTATCGGTTGGATAACACGAACAAAGGCGACAAGTTCATGCGAATAGAATCTCTGCTAGTTCCGCTCAATGAAAATTACAAACTGATATTCAGCAACCATATCAAGGAAAAGATGATTTCCTCACAGGTTGAGGTGCAATTCCTGAATTTCGCCAAAAACATGCCCAAAGACATGCACGACGATATTCCGGATAGCGTACATGGAGCTGTGATGAAATTGAGCCAAAAAACGAATGTCACCCACATGAGTGATGTGTATATAGCAAAAAGGACGTGGAGGTAATGGTTGATCCTATCGACATAAAAACAATGGATTTCGGGTACCTGATGGGTATCGACCTGATTCAGTATTTACCGGAGTATTATCTGGAAGCTGTTTACGATAAGAATGCCGATAGCCTCCAGCGTGCCGTACATATCGCCAAGAGCCGTGTACAGAATTATCTCGCCGCACTTTATGATTTATCGGCTGAATACCAGAAAACCGGCTGGGATCGCAACGGAGTGGTTTTAAAGCTGGTTATATTCTGTGCTTGCTGGGAGATAGCCAGCGGAGACGAGGCGATTAAAAAGAGCCTTACCGACGCATATCAGGATTTCCTGCGCACGATTGATGAGTTGCAGTCACGCAAACAATCGCTTTTGGATGTCCCCTCTGTCGGGGAAGATATACGAATGACTCCGGAGGTTATTTCCACTAAAAATAAATACCTGTACTGATGGCAAGGGCTACAAATAAACAGAACTCCGTTAACCCGATTAAACCGGTCGGGTTAGGCTCGTTTGTAGTCAAGACCTATCCCATGACCCGGTATATAGACTATACCGAGGCTGATTGGCGTATGTATTCCGACCAGCTTATTAATAACGGCATGGCTCAGGGATGGGATACTATGGTAACGTGGATGCTGGCCTCGTCCCCGTTTGTACAAACACTTATAGAGCGCAGATTAAACCCGATTCTTTCCGCCCGTTATGTTTTGATGGATGAAAATGGGAATGTGGACGAAGCGCTGACCGAACAAATTGACAAAGGGTGGTTCCGCAAATGGATCGAGGCGGCATCTATGGCGATCTTTCAAGGGTATTCGGGCGGTGTTTTTCAGCCACAAAACAATAAAATTGAGCGCTACCCTATCTCGGTTATCGATCCATTCAATAGAGCCCTCAAACATACGCCTTTCGACCTGAACGGGCATGAGAGGTTCGATGATTATTCTAACCTGTTCTATGTGGAGTATTCATCACAACACCAGACTATGCTCGGGTTGTTTCAACCTCTTTTGAAGGAGTATGTAGGCATTGCGATCACCTTGAGAAACTGGTTAGCATCGGGAACGAGATTGGCATTCCCCTTAACGCAAGTCGGATATAACGGTGCAGGCGTAGAACTACAAGACTACATTGCTCCGGACGGCACAATTCAGCAGAAAAAGGTAAATCCCAACCAGGAGACTGCACGGGAAATTGCGGCCAATATAGACCCTACCGTGGCTATTACTACTCCTTTTTCGGTAGATGATGGGAAACAGGTTTATTCCATAGAGGTTAAACAAACCGAACATCACAGCACCTCGGATGCCTATAAAACATACTACGACTATATCGATCAGGCTGAGATCAGGATGATTAACCTTGTACTCGGGTCTCAGTTGACCATCAAAGAAGGCAATAGCCGGTCTTTGGGGGAGGTTCACGAGCGGGTTGCAAAGACCTATGCCGAGCGGGATGTGAAATGGATGGTAGAGGTGCTTAACAATGTCCTTAAACCAAAGCTCAACATTCCGGATAATCGATGGTTTTCTGATGACAGTGCTTCCACGATGAGCATGGATGAGGCGCAAAAGATGTCGGACATTGTTAATCAGAACGGCAAACAACTTACGCAGGAATTTTTTACCCAGATCGGGTTGCCTGAAAACTTTTACGAGGATAAATCGGGCATCTCTTTGCCGCCGGTCGCTATCAAAGAAGAGGCAGAGATTGAAACCAAAGAGGAAAAAAACTTTGTCCGCAAAGCGCTCGATTTCCTAACGGCTCGCAGTCGTCAAACACCACAGGAGCCAGAGGGGATTATCTATTTGCGTACACCCAAGATAAAAGAAGAGGTAGCTAAAGAAGATGTCGATCTTCCTGCGGGGAGCCATGCGCATGTTTCCGACGCATTTGTGAGAAAGTTGTATGAAACGGAACAGCCACAACCTGTTTTTATCGATCTAGAGCAGTACAAATACTACGCAGACACATTTAAGGCTCCGTTGTTCGGGAATAATCCTTTGGTGAAACTATCCGCCAAAGGGAATGGTTCTATCCCTGATGACTTGGTGCCTCGTTACATGGCTAACATCTTCCAGTTTTCCGCTGCCAAGAACGTAGCCGAGCAGGCTGCGGTTAACGATGCCATTGCTCGAAGTCTCTTTAACGACAAAGGGCAAAAGGTCTCTTTCTCGCAGTTCAAAAAAGCGGTCAATAAGATCGTGTCTACATTCCGCGAAGACTGGCTAAAGACCGAGTATAGGACAGCCTCGATGACGGCTATTATGGCCAATCAGTGGGGAAGCCTGTGGGCGCAGCGCGACTCACTCCCCTATTGGCGCTATCGAACCCAGGAGGACAACAAGGTGCGGGATGAACATGCAAGGCTCAACGGACGGGTGTTCCGTATCGATGATCCGAATGCTCAAAGACTGTTTCCGCCTAACGGATGGAATTGCCGGTGCTTTTACGAAGGAGTTTCCGAGTATGACCGACAGAAAAACGGTTGGCAAGTCGCCCCGAATGAGGATATACAGGACCTGCTATCGCAGGATGTCGAAAAGGGCTTTACTTACAATGCCGGCATCAACGGCATCATGCCTAACAAGGATAGCAGCTATTTCGATGTGCTTCCCAGCATCAATCGGCTTTCATTCGATAAATACCGGCTTGATTCCGTGAACAAGATGATGGAAACGGCCCCCAAAGTCGATGTTTATCAAGGAACGGTATCGGACATTGCTAAGATGCTCAAGCGTGCACCGGTTCAAAACGGGAATATCCTGGTGCATAACTCTATTCTACGGATGGGATTTGCACTCACTCTCTCGTTGCGGTCTCGTTTGGAGGTGGCTGGAGGTAAAGGTGTCAACCTTTTGGGTGAAACCATTTCCAATCCTGATGAGATGTGGATGCAGTGGATGGATGAGAACAACCAGACTAAAACGAAGGGTGTAATGCTTCGTATTGCCTCGAATGTGGTTTACGCAGTGGAATTTGAGGATAATGTAATTACGGACGCTTATGTGGTTCGAAACTCATTACAGGCCGATATGCTGCGGCGTGGGCTTTTGATGGTGCGGTGATGAAAAGTTTGAAAGATTTGACAGTGGATCTGGGCAGGCTTCAGCAGAAATGCGACGAAGCTATGAAGGTAGCTCCGGCCATCATCGGAAATATGGTAGCCCAAGACATCAAAGCCAACTTTATGCGTCAGGGAGTCCAAACAGATCAGGGATTACGCAAATGGAAGCCTAGTGAAGCCGCACAAAAGGAAGGGCGACGAACATTGGTTAAAAGCGCGGCCATGATGAACGAAGTGCATTTTGAAGTACAGGGTAAGACCGTTCGTGCGGGCTTGGATACGAGGCTTATTCCGTATGCCCCTAGACACAATGAAGGATTGAAGGGTATGCCCCAACGGCAATTCATTTATGTGAGAAAGGCCGTGCTTAGGAAAGCGATGGATCAGGTAGAAAATATGCTGAAAAAATGACCGGGCAATTACTATATGCGGTTTGCAAGGAACTGATGGCGCTTCCGGAATTGGGTTTGAAGCAAGTGCAGATAGCCCGGAATTTTACCACGAACAACCCGCCGCAAAACGTTCTTCCGGCGGCAATCGTGGGGATTCTGGAGGATGAAAGCTCGGTGTTTGTCGGGGGCTATGAGAGACGGGAGTATGAGATCGGTATTTCTATCTCGATTCTCGACACCAATATAGACCTGGCGCACTCTTCGGATTGGATAGTGGATAAGTATAAGGGGGCCTACGATATACCCGACCGCATCCAGACGCTTTTCAATCGGCAGGTGTTTACTACACCGCAGATGCAAAAGCTACTCCAGAAGAACAATTTAATAACCAGGTCGCGGGGGTATAATCTGAGGCATACGCCTTATGACAAGTGGTCGAAGAATGTGGTTACCTACGAATTGGTCGTGCGTGCGATTCTTACTGTTCCGATGGAAGAGCCGGAGGTGCCCATAGAAGATATTAAGTATGAATTTGAAGTAACGGTATAATGGAGACAAGACGTATAGTTCTTTCATCCGGGAGGATGAATCGAAGAGGCTTCAGAATCCCCGTCGAGGTAATCAATATCTCGGATTATCTCGCAAATCCGGTATTGTTGGCTGAACATAAATACGACAACAATATAGGCCACATGGAGGACATCCGGATAGAAAACGGCAAACTGACTGCCCTGCCCGTTTTCGCATCTACGGAGCTCGGGCAGCGGTATAAGACCCTTTATGAAGAGCGAGGTATCAATGCCATCAGCATGGGTGGTTTTGTCAAATTGAATGCCGACCGGAACGAAGCATTAGCCTTTGATCTCTGGGAAAACTCTATGACTTCTGTTCCGGCCGATCCAGGAGCTGTTGCAATGGAGGCCGGGGTTGCCCTAAGTACGGACGAAGCGCCGGAGAAGCTATCCGGCATCAGTCCCGATGTTATGGAAGCCAAACTTTCAGCGGGTTATGAGTATGTGACCCTGAATTGCTGGGAAGAGGAAGAAGAAGCAAACCTTTCCGCAGGAAGCGGAGTAAATAAATCAAACGAAATGGAAGAGAACAAAAACCTTGCGCCCGAGACTGGCGCACCGGCAGAAGGCGCTACCCTGTCTGCCCCCGCTGCTTCCGCTCCTGCGGAAGAGCCCAAAACCCAACCCGAACCTGCCGCTTTGGCAGCACCGGAACCCAAACAGGTGTCTGAACCGGCCCCGGCAACCCTGGGCCTGAATCCCGCGATGCCCCAAATGGATATGCCGAAAGTACGTGTCAGCACACAACGGGCATCCCTTTCAGCCCTTATGAAAGAAAAGGGTATGGATGGGATTTCCGAGATGCTTTCGCAGGGCAATGAAAACGAAAAACTGCATGTGTTCGATGCGATCAAGAACACCCCGTCAGGAAAAGTGTTTTTCGACAAACTGCACTTCAACATCGACAACGGTGGCCGCCCGGTGCGCGTCAGTGTTGATGAGTACATGAGCAACCGGGAATCACTTTCATCGTCACTGCGTGAGATTCAGAAGCTCTCCATGAGCGGCAATGCCACACTGAACGCATCGACCGACTTTGTGGAATCTCCGGCGCTGGACCGTATCGCGTTTGCGGCAATGGCGTATCTCAAGCTGTTCCCGACCAATCTGTGGGTAAACCGCATGCCCGTTCTTCCGGCCCAGATGGTCGGCGATAACGTGGGAATCGTATGGGCGAATATCGGTTTCGACAACAAGATTACCACCCAACCGGCCCAGACCGATACGACGGTTACGCCTGCAACGATTGTGGCCAAAGCCGACACGCCGGTATCAATGCAGATTTACGAACATCTGCTGGAACCGATGCTCTGGAAACGTTACAACCGAGACATCGTTGCTTACGACCAGATGGGATTGCAGTGGGATGTGGCGCTGAACAACCTGTTTACAGCTATGTATGACTGGGATTTGTTCACGCTGGCCCAGAAGATCGCAACGACCAAATCGGGCTACACTCCGAAGGTGCAGGGCACTTCGGGCGAGGCGCTCAAGCTCGGGGAAAACTGGGTGAAAGTTCCGTCGAACACCGGCGACTACAACGGTCTTACGATGAAGGACATTCAGGCTCTGGAGGCATTCTTCCAGACGCAGAATGTTCGTATCGAATCCCTCAATCCGGTTATCAACGTCGATCCGTCGTTGCAGTACTCGCTCACGCAGGACCCGAAAGTGCAGACCGTCCTCACCCGCTTCGTGGAGGGATACAAGAACGAAGACCTGCGCGTGTCGTATTCGCGTGTGTTCACCCGGCAATACCTGGGTGTGTACGATCCGACCACGAGCGCGGTAGTAAACCCGGTTACGGGCACTCCGACGGCCACGATGGTACAGTACGGCCTCGGGCTGATTCCGGAGTATGTTCTGCGCGGCCTGGCTTCGATGGAGGTGTTTATCAAGATCGAGCCCACCCTGTACGGCGAAGTTTACTCGGCAGAAATCAAGACCGGTATCGCTCCGGCGTACGCCAACAATCTGGGAACGGCTCTGATCGTGCCGACCAAGTACACCGCACCCTCGACGGGTGAATAACCATAAAAATACACAATCATGGTAGAAATCAATCATAATGTGGATGAACGCTTTTTTGCGAGGCTGAAAGGCGTTGTAAAGAAATTCACCGATGCAGGTTATAAAGGTGTTCATCTGGACACCTACCTGCAAATGGTGATTACGGATGAACAGGTGGCTAAACACCATCTGTTCTATCCGAAGTCTCCGCTTATTCTGGTCACCAATGAGAATATGCCGAAGACCATTGAAGAGGTGGAAAATCTCTTTATGAAATACCCGATTTATCCTCAGAAGAGCAAGGAAGAAGAGGCCCAGAATGTGGCCGACCTTCTCAATGCCGTGGATGAATCCACTACGGAGAAAGAGTCCAAGCCGGACAAGAAAACCGGAAAAAAAGAAAAAGCATGAAAACAGGTGTAAATATCAAATTCACCAACACCCGGACTGGTGTCGCCTCGTCTTCGGACGGGGTGGCACTCCTCTGTGTGCAGGCAGTGGCGGTAGCGAGTACGTTTAAGCTGAATACTCTGTATAAGCTCTCGCAGCCGAGCGATTTGACACCTCTCGGCATAACCGACACGTATGACGCAACGAATAAGGTGTCATTGGTAAGACAGGTTGAAGAGTTCTACGCCTCGGCCGGAAACGGTGCTACGCTGTATCTGATTGGGGTGGACAAAAGCTCGACGATGAGCGAATTTGTCGCCTCCGATACTTTCGAATCCCTACTCCGCTCCACCGGTCTGAGTGCTGAGGGGAATCCCTCGCCTGCTGATCGGGCCAAGATGATCGGCGTGGTCTTCGCTCCGCAGGATCAGGCTCCTTCGAGCGGAAGCTACTATGCGGATGTAATTCCCACTGCAACGGCCCTGAATACGACTTTGGGCAATCTTTGGGATGCCGGTTTCAGAGCGTTTGCAGTACTGGACGGCAATAACCTCAAATCGGTTACCGACGCTCCCGACTTCAATACACAGGATTGTCCGCGTGTAGCTGTTTGTGATACTACGGCCACCCTTGACAGCTGCGCCTCTGTCGGGCTGGTGCTGGGTATTCTTTCCCGGCAGGCGGTCAATTACGAACTCTCGAATGTATCTGCCGGACCGCTCCCGATTCAGAACGCATGGTTTACAGACGGAACTCCGGTAAGCTCGGTTTTGCCTGCCGTGTTCGACACGCTGGGACAAAAACAGCATCTTTTCATTCGGACGCGTGACACAAAGTCGGGTTACTACTTCAATGACGGTGCAACCGCCGAGGACAGCACTATGGCTCTGTCGACGATTCCGGCCAACCGGGTGCTGAATAAGATTGCGGATTATCTGCATGCCTACCTTACGGATATTATCGGCCAAACGCCGCCCATCGATACGGACGGAGATATTAACGAAGGGTATCTTTCCTCGGTGACGGAGAATTTCTACACGACCTATACCGATCCGATGATTACGGATGGGGAGATTGCCGGGGTGAATCTGGAGCTATCGAGCCTTTCTCCGTTCACTTCGACCAGGACCGTCAAGGCTCACTTATCTATCCAGCAGCGTCCGGGCATTGCCCTGATCGAAGCGGACATCGAATTTGTAAACTCGCTGTAATATGAATCTGGATTATTTAGTTTCAGGCGGTGATAAATACCAGGTGTTTATCACTATCGGCTCGGTTCCGGTGTACATGTTTCTGACCGCTTCCGCTGTGGGTAGGAATCTGTCTCAGGATGCTACCCCTATCGGAGCTATCAGCACGGAGAAGCCTATCGCCGTCAAGCGGGGGATTAAGAACAACGCGTTCAATATCTCTTTGCAGGACGGAGAGGCCATCAAGATCGTGCAGGCCGCTAAACTGGCTATGGGATCGGGTATTCACGATTTCCGGGATTTCCCGGCTAATACGAATATCACGGTGACCAGTCTGGAGAATGGCTCTGTTGAGAAGTATATCGGCTGCGCGTTCTCCGGAGACAACAAGAACATCGAACGCAATTCACTCGAAACGCTCCGGGAATTGTCCGGGACGTGTATCGACTATAAATCTGTGTAATCATGGAAATCACGCAAAAATTCAAGTGCAAAGATGCCGACGGCCAGCTGGTCGACAAGGAGATGAAACTTGAGTTCCGGGAGATCGACCGGTGCCGGAGAAGCGACGCAAAGCTGTTTTATGCGGCGATGGGTATGATGTCCACGGATGCAAAAGGCGAAGCAGTATTTTCCCCGGCTTCTATCGAAAAGATGGGGACGGAGTTTATCGACGGGCTTGTGGTCAAAGGACCGGATTTCAACGAGACAGATTTTGTCCTGCTGAAAAACGACGTGGTGTCAACGTTCCAGTTGAACATGGAGCTTTTCGGGAGGGTGATCGGCCCTTTTTTAACAGCCAACTTGTAAGACTGTCATCGGTTTTTCAGGTTGCGCAAACGAAAAGCGCCGAACTGCTCCAGTTGTTCAGCAAGGAGAACCCCCTGTGGGAAACATACCTGTTATTCGCCCGGATTTTCGGGATGAGCCGCAGGGAGTTCGAGGAACTGAGCATTGACGAGATCGGAGCCACCTTAGCCCATATTTACGCAAATAAACTGCACGAGAGGCAGTTATTGTAGCTGCCTCTCTTAATTTTCCTTCAAGATGATCGATTACGGAGTAAAGATCAACGTAGGCGGGAATGCTGCCACGGTAATGGGGCAACTGTTTACCATTTCCCAAAAACTGGATGCAATCATGCAGAAGTTAAATAGCATGTCATCCAAGTTGGGAGACACATACCGTCGTACCGGTACTTCAGCTCAGCAAGCCACTCAAAAAGCGGAATCAGGTTTTAAACGAGTATCAACGGCTATTGGGGACGCACGGCAAAAGCTCGATAAGCTAAATTTCGGCTTTCATGGCTTAGGCTCCAAGCTGGCCGGACTTGGCTTGTCTATTGGTGCTGTCGATATTGGCCGCAGAATCATTAATGCGGGAGGCAATGAAGAGGACATATTAGCCCGGTTGGAATTTGCCTTAAAAGACAGAGGCAAAGCCATTGCCATGAACAGTGAGCTAAAAGCGTTCGCCAGACGGACCCCTATTCCGATTCAGGACATGCGCCAACAAGCGGCTATGCTTGCTCCTGTGTTCGGGGATCAAACAATGAAATATTTTAAGATGTTGGGCGATGTGGTATCTGGATCAGGCGGAGATTTCGGTAATATCGCATACAACTTTGCTCAGATTAAATCTATGGGGCGAACCTACGGTATCGACTTGCGTCAGTTCGCTATGCAGAATATTCCTATTTGGCAGGAGCTTGCAAAGGTGTTGAACGTGCCGGTTGAAAAGATGGAGGAAATATCTACCAGCGGAAAGATCACTTTCGATGTGGTCGCTAAAGCTTTCGAGAACATGACCAAAGAGGGCGGTATTTACTTTGGTGCAATGGAGGCACGGTCGCACACCTTCCGGGGGCAGTGGCAGATCATCGGGAACAAGATGCAGGAAATCTGGGTGAAATTCTTTGAGAAGGCCAGACCTTATTTGCAGCAGTTCAGCGATTGGGTGGAGAAGCAGATCGAAAACTTCGATGAGTTATGGCCGAAAATCAAGTTAGCCGGAGAATTAATTGCTACCTATTTTTCTGTAAAGGTTTTAGCAAATTTTATAAGTAGCTTAAATACTATTAGAAAGACTTTGGTTGCAATATCATCTATCAAATTAACAGGCGTATTAACTCAATTTGGTACGATTGGAGGCATTCTTAAAGGTATAGGGGGGCCGTTGGCTGCCATTTTAGCGTTTTTTGGGCTTATTAATTATGGGCATGGCAATGCGTCTGGGCAAGGTTATCAGGCTATGAGCTTGGAAGAACTGAAAGCCGAACGCGAAAGGTTGATAGCGTTGAGGGATAAACCCGTTGCAAAAGATTTACAAAATGTCACCGATGAGGAATTTGCGAATATACATCGCAATGCGACAAATAAAACGTCGTCAGACACATCCTCAAAAATCGATGAAATAGAGAGGGTGATAAAACAGAAAGAGGCTTTTTCTGCATTTAGGGATTCTACCAGTGGGGTAAATAGCGCTATGGGAGGTATTAGTGATATTAACACCGACCTTTCCCCTCGTGGTGTCTCCGGCAACGGCGGTATCAAAAACTTCCAGATCACATTCAATTCTCCCGTGGTTCAGATCGACGATAAACATGTAGAGGGAGAAAAGTACACCCCGGAACAATTAGGACAAACAGCCGCTAAAGAGTTTGTCAATATTCTCACTCAAATCGCTGTACAGTGATGAGCAAAGCAAAGGAGTTTATACGCAACTTGTTTACATATATCGGAGATTACAATGCAGCCTCTCCTGATAACGTGACGTATGTTGAATTCAATAATACCAAGTTCTCCGTACAGATACAGCCGTTTTTTGAGCTGAATACTTCACACGGCAAGGTCATCGCTCGCTCGCAGATTATTGACGGAGAAGAGGCGTTTGAACGCATGAGTATAAAGACCTCAAAAATCACTTTCAGGGGGACTATCCTTGTGGATAAGTGGAAAGCAACTCTGGGAGACCTTGCAACACTTGGACGAGGGGCTACACAAATAGTTACAGGTACCCCTGATTGGAATGATGCGCAAAGGCAAAACGCGATGCTGGAAGCCCTTGACCTGATAAATCGTCAGGTATTCCAAGTCAACGAGATTATAGAGGTCAAAAACCCTTACCTAAATAAACTCGGTATCGAATACATCTTGGTGGAGAGTATGACCACCAACCCACTGATCGGATCGGTAGGATTCGAGTACTCGATTGAAGCGTACGATGCAACCAGCAAGAAAAACAACAAAGAAGAAACACTTATAATCTCGCAATAATGCTGTACCTGATCGCGCATGTTCAAGTTTCATTCGGCGAAAACTACGAGAAAAAACTATCCTCGGTGGTTCGGGTTTCTGTGAATGATTCTATCGACGGGATCGGCGCACGGTGTGAAATCACCTGCCCTCTAAATGCCCGGATCGAGAAAGACGGCGGGACACCGTTTATAGCGCCAGTGCGGACTGCTTTTAAGGCTGGGGATAAAGTACGGGTAAAAGCATGGTACGACGACTACCCGGAAAGAACTTTGTTTGAGGGCTACGTGTATCAGATCAGGGAGGGAACCCCGAGTACGATAGTTTGCGAGGATCAGGTTTATTTACTGCGCCGGGGCATCCTGAATAACGTGTGGAATAAACCCGTCAAGCTGAAAGAAATCTTGAGATACGTGTGCTCATCGCAAGGGGTTGAGGTTTCCGATGATGTGGCCGATGTGGAGTTTATCAAATTCTCCATCAAAGACTCTTCACCTTTGTACGTGTTGCAGCAGATCAAGAGTGAAATGTGGCTCGTGGTTACCTTTCGGGACAAAAAGTTGGTTGCAACGGGCATCAGCGCTACCAAAGGAAATAATGTCAAGCTGGCCAGCGACAGAAACGTGATCGGTTGCAATATCCAACAGCCCGACGGAGTATGGAAACAATTTAAACTGAAAGTCGAGTACACAGATAAAAACGGGAAGAAAAAGAGCTTTACCGTTGGGGACCAGGAGGGGCAGATAAGGGTGGTTGACTGCACCTCTGTAACGAAAGAGAACGCCGAATCTTTCGTCAATACTCATGTACTGGATAACCTGCGGACCGGCATGTATGAAGGAACGCTTACCACCCTGCTCTATCCGGAAGTTAAGCTGTTCAGTCTGGTGGATTACAAGGATAAAAGTTTTTCATCACTGAATGGCACCTATAAGGTGAAGCGCGTAGGGGTGACTATCGACACTCAAGGATGCAGGCAAACATTAACATTGGCACAGATCGCAAGTGATATGCCCGTGCCGCAAACCACCCTCAGCAATGGATAATTATACGGATTACGCGGTAGCCCAATTATCCACGCTTTTACGGCAGTTTTCTATGCAGGGCAGCATTATCCAGGGCACGATCACCGCCGTAAACAAGGATGATAACACCTGCACGGTGTCGGTCGAGGATGCGGAAGGAGGTTCTTTGGAGTGGGAAGGAGTACCATTGCGGGTATTGTCGGTAGAAAGTAATTACATGATCTACCCCAAGCCCGGCACCGACTGCTCGGTATGTTTCTACGGAGGAAACACCCGAAGCCCGGCAGTGTTGGATTTTCAGGATGCCGAGAGCATTAAAATTACAGGGCAAACGAACATAGATATTCTGTCGGATCAAATAACCCTGAATAACGGTGATTTGGGTGGTATTATCAAAATTAACACTTTAACTGATAAATTGAATGCTCTGGTGGACGCTTTTAACAGTCACACCCACAATGTTACCGGAGTCCAGCCGGGTACCGGATCGGTGGTAGCCCCGGCACCGACCGGAAAAGCGGCAGAATTTGTCGCAGCGGATTACGAGGACACTAAAATAACGCACTGATGCAGGATTTGAGATTCAACCCGAGGGAAAGGGATATATACATTGAGAGCGGCGATTTGGATGTTGCCGCAGACCGCGATACCGGGCTGCAAAACGGGTTTATCCTTGCGGGAACGGCCATGTGCACCCCTCTCTATCCTCCTATCGGATTATCCTTAGTGGATGCTATCGGGTCTGAACTTTTGCCCACGCTGATCCGCTGGCAAAATATGGCCTATACGGACGGCGCTCAGAGTGCTGAATACCAGGTGCAAGGGAATGATGTAGTTCTAATAACAGAATATTGATATGGCAAGTTTCAATGACATACTGGCGAACGTACAAGCGGCAATCCCCCAGCTTACGAATACCTCTGCCGGGTCGGTGTATCAGCGGATCATCAAGGCTTTTTCGGATGTGATCGATACAGTCCGCACGGAGATCAGCAATACTGTGACAACGATACAGTCTTATGTAAGGCAGAATAGGTACGGGAAAGCCAAATATTACGAGGATGCGGCTAAGGCTTTTCAGTATGGGGATAATTTGGAGTTCGACGAGAATTACCAACCCTACTATCCTACTATCGATACCACAAAACAGATCGTTAAACAAGCATCGGCCGATATATCGACCTCTACGGTGGAAATCGGGGGCGAGGATTATCCGGTTTCTACCCTGTCGTTAAAGGTGGCCGCACAGAATGAAAACGGGCAGCTGATTCCTTTGACTGACGAACAAAAGCAAGCCTTCGATACCTACATGAAGAATTTTGAAATTCCGGGCATCCTGCTTAATAAGTATTCGCTTGCGGGCAATGTAGTCAAGTTTGCTACGATGAACTGCGTATACTCCCCGCAGTACGATCAGGCAACAATTGCATCCGGCGTAGTTGCGGCTATGGAGCAGTTCAGGGATTCGATGAGCTTCAATTCGGCCTTTTACCCGAATCACCTTGAGCAGTACGTGCGGAGCAACGTGCCGGGAGTGGTAGATTTTTATCTGGCAGGCGGTCAGATTCAGACCGACACGGGTTGGCGGCCTTTTACGGAAAGCGTAATAATCCCTGCCGGGTATTTCAATTACGAAACCGACTTTGAGAAGAATATAACTTATGTTTCGGGAAACTGACATACGAAAGCTCACCATGCTCTACCTCCGCCAATATTGGTCGGTGACTAAATCGCTGACCTTATCGGTGGCTTATAGGTTGGTGTACTGCTCGCTCACTCCTTTGCACACTCCACTGGCTGATTTGTTTGCTTTTCGACTAAAACAGAAACTTCTCGCCCTCATCCCGTGGACGTATGGTTCAGCCTTGAAGTATTTGCGCGATCATTATTCCGAGCGGATAGATTTTGAGTATTTAGGGGCGAACGAGACTGTATGGCTGGCTCCGGACGATGCCTCGAATGATGTGTGGCTGACATCGACGACAGCCGATCCGGTCTATCTGACCCCAAATCTGGAAAGTGTGAGCGGCATTAATATTCTAATAATATGGGTGCCTCAGTCCTTAATGGATGATAGCGCTTTGTATTCTCAGTTTCTGGCAGATTTGAACACTTTAATTCTTGATGGGATAACCTACAAAATCAAAGCTATATGAGTTCGATAAAGAAATACAACGTTCAGGAGACGAACAAAACTCCTTTTTTGCAGTCAGATGCTGCTCAGTGTACAGACAACGTTATGACGGCTGTTGCCGGCTTGGCTGACGTGCACTTTGCTATTTTGAGTGGCCTGACGTACAGCGGGAATGCCTACGGGGCGGGATTGGTGGTTATGGATGGAGTTATTCGCTCGGTTCCAGCAGGGGCTACCCGGTCGAGTTATCTGGCCCCTCTCGACAATCAAACGGATGTCCGTCCCACCAAATCCGGCAGCACGGCACCGGTATATACGGAATACACCACGCAAATTAGCGCCAGTGATACGGGCTACCCGCAACTTACAGAGGCGAATGTTGCCAAATATAGCGGGTGGATTGCTCCGGGGCAGATTCAGCCGGAAGCTATCACAACTCCAGCTATCGCGCCTAATGCTGTGTCGAACGCTAAACTGGCGAATATGCCTGCTCAGACGGTCAAAGGGAATGCTTCCACACAATCTGGGCCTGCTACTGATTTAACGGGGTCGCAATTGTCTTCCTTACTTGGATTGTACCCTTATCCGGATTTGGATTCCGAAACCGAAGTAATTATAGAGGGATTGACATTTAACGGAAAGCAGGTTTACGGAAAGAAATACAAAGCGCAGGTAGATTCCAGCCTTGTATATCCAAGTGGTCAGGTGATAACCCTTGAGACAGGGGGTATTGATGCCGTATTGGGGGCTATTGGATATGTCGGCATAAATCAGACTAATAATTCAAGAACATACACCCGCAGACTGCCTGTTAATGCGTATTCTCAAAATATCCTGTCGAGTATAGTATACACCTATTCAGAAACATCAGCCATGACTCTGAATGTTTATCAACTAGACACAACAATAGGCGGTATCGGGGGCGGCAAAACGAATTATATTGAATATTCATTTTTTGTATTGTACACCAAAGGCACACAGCAGTATTTGAATTTATCGCCTTCATCTATGACGATCAACGCCGCCGGGGGTGGTTTCTCTCTGCGTGTGAATTGCCCCGCTTCACTATCATGGAGTATTTCATCTCTTCCTGCGTGGATAAGCGCTTCTATAGAATCTGGTACAGGAAGTACTCAAATATATTTTACTGCAACTGCTAATACCTCTACCTCTCAACGTACCGGGACGATTGAAGTTTCCGGAGGATCATTATCTGGTTCGTGCAGTGTTACACAAAATGGGGCGGAAGCTCCCGGAAAAGATACAATTAATGTATCTGTATCTTATCAGGGTAATGATGTTATTGTGCTACTTTCGGCAGCCGCAAAAGACGCACTTACCATACATGGCGATTATGGTAATGGTGTCAGCAAGGAAGGTGAATGGGATATATCGGTACCCGTGGGAAGCTCTATGGAAACTACAACAGTAACAGGTACAGTGGCCGGGGTTGACATACTTTCGATTAACGGAGCTGAGACAAGTCCGTATGAAGGGGCTAATGCTAAATATTCATGGTAATGGATTATATAGTAAAGCAAGGCGAAACGATTTTGGATGTCAGTGTAAATGCAACCGGTTCCCCTCTGAATATAGAGAAGATTCTGGATGTCAACAATATTGATACATGGACTCCAACACTTGTGGCCGGTCAACAATTGACGATCCCGGATGATGTCGAATTGCAGACAAACAACCTTCGGGATTTGCAACGCTACCCGGTTGCAGATTGCGGATTTATATCTGCGGAAGAATTTGACCGATTGACAATGGAGTTGGAAGATTTAATATTCCCCGTTCTTTTGGCAACAGAAGACGGTCGGATAGTTATAACAGAAGATGGTTATGCAATTAGCTTGAGACGATATGGAAATTCAAAAGGTTAAAATCAGTGATCTTCCTGTTACAGAAGATTTAAATGGCCTCAAGACGCTAGGTACCACGGCTGAAAACACAAGTAAGGCGGCAGAACTGACGTTTATTGCTGACGCTGCTACTTCTGCCAATGAGGCCGCCACCAATGCGAATCAGGCGGCAGAGAATGCGAATCCTTCTGCCACCAATGCAGATGCTAAAGCGGAAGCGGCCCAAAAAGCGGCGGATAACGCAACCGCGTCGGCTAATCAGGCGGATCAGGCTGCTGTTAACGCTAATACAGCTACAACCCGAGCAACGGCAGCGGCGGAAAAAGCAGAAAATGCCGCAGACGTAGCTATTGGAGTTGTAAATGAAGCCCAACAGGCTACTGCTAATGCCAATCAAGCCGCACAATCTGCCAATGAGGCCGCCACCAATGCGAATCAGGCGGCAGAGAATGCGAATACTTCTGCCACCAATGCAGATGCTAAAGCGGAAGCGGCCCAAAAAGCGGCGGATAATGGAACCGCGTCGGCTAATCAGGCGGATCAGGCGGCTACATCTGCTAATGATGCTGCAACAGAGGCGCATACTCAGGCTGAATACGCAAAGACCCAAGGAGACTATGCCAAAGCCGAAGGAGATCGGGTTTTAGCAGAGAAAGGCCAGCCGGGAGGATTGGCAGAACTGGACGAAAGCGGCCGGGTGCCTTCTTCACAGCTGCCGTCTTATGTAGATGATGTAATAAACGTAGCGACTTATAGCCAACTACCCAATCCGGGAGAATCCGGTAAAATCTACATAACAGAGGATACCAACCTGACTTATCGCTGGAGTGGCTCCGGATATGTAGAGATCAGTCCCTCCCTTGCGTTGGGCGAGACTTCGGCCACTGCTTACCGGGGTGACCGGGGGAAAGCTGCTTATGATCATTCGCAGATCAAAGACGGAAGCAACCCGCATAAAACGACCTTTGCGAGCTTGCCGGATAAGCCTACGTCCCTGACTCCGGGTGGCAATGCCGGTGGTGATCTGACCGGGACCTACCCTAATCCGACTATAGGTGCAGGGAAAGTGACCACCGCAAAAATCGCCGACGGAGCCGTGATCGCCGCAAAACTGGCAGAACAATATATCGTAAACCGGGGTGCTGCTTCGGATTTGAATAGCGCCACGACTTACGGTTTTTACACCTACGACACAACTACGCAGAACGCGCCTACTTCCTACGGCAGTGTCATTGTCGTCGAAGGAACCGGGCGTGAAGCAAATTGGGCACAGTTGGCATTGGGGTACTCTTCGGGAGATGTCAATCCGTCTATTTTTATACGACTAAGACGAAGTTATACTGTTTGGGGCCCATGGGTTAAAGTTTGGAACTCTAACAACTTCAATCCGGACTCCAAGTTAAATTACAGTGAGTTTGGCGGAGATTTAGATACGATAAGCACTTCCGGAATGTACCGACTTCTGTCCGGGTGCACGAATATCCCGCTAGGAAGTTCGCAAGGATGTTTCTTACTGCACACGAATTGGGATGCCAACGCCGCCCAGCAGATGTATTTTGTTTACTCCACCACCAACATCTACATCCGCAATAAAGTGAATGGGACATGGAAGCCGTGGCAAAAGGTGTGGAATGCGGGCAACTTCAATCCTGATAGCAAATTCCCTTATCTGGGGATGGGAGGTGTAAATGATAATAGCAATGAAATAGGCGCAGGATATAGTGGAAGTTCTGCTGGAGGTAATTTTAACGGGCCTTTTATAAAATTCGGGCAGACTTCCAATTATATGACCGAACTTTACAATCGCCGTGATCAGGATGTGTTCCAGATCAGAAGGATGGTAAACGGAGAGTGGCAACCATTTGTCAGTTTGTGGCACTCCGGCAACCTCGGCAATGCAACCACTTCCAAAGCAGGGTTGATGTCGGCAGCTGACAAAACTAAGCTGGATGGACTTTCAGGCGGTGGATTGAATATTCCTGCCTCCGGAGAGGTTGCGATTTCAGGATGGACGTATAACGGAAAACAAGTTTATGCGCAAAGATGGACCGGGGAATTTACCGGGGTTACTAAAAACCTTACCACAATTGAGGGGTTGTCTGCTATATTAATGAAAGGCGGCACCTTGTTTCTTTACGGATCGCAATCTAATTCAGTGGGGTTAGGTAGTTCTCAATGGAATCAAACTACTGGAGATATAACACGTATATCGGATTTACAATATAACCTATCAACAGGATCGGTAACAGTAGCAGCGTGGTATGGCGGTACAAGTTCTCCTACCACTGTTAATTGGTCTTATGAAGTATGGGCAGCCTACACTAAATAATCATTAATCTTTCAAACAATGACAAAATCAAACCTTTGGCAGATCATCATCGGGATGGTGGTGACTGCAATCTGTGGAGTAATCCTGAACATGGGCGTGTTCTCGTTCTTTCCGGCGCTGATCGTGGCGATTGCGTGGGCCGGAATCAAACAAACCTCCGGTAAGGAGTACAAGGACAAAAACGGTAACTACGTGAAGCCGAAGTTCTGGAAAGACTTTGTGCCCGTGATGGCCGGCGCGCTGGTTATGTGGGCCATCGTGATGATCGGATAGGAAGGAGGCGGCCATGCAACAAAGAAACATCCTTTCGGGCTTTCTGGCGACAGTCCTTTCGCAATTTTACGAATTTATGCTACCGTTGGCCGGGGTGTTTCTCGCCGCCGTGATCCTAATCCTGGTCGATTTAAGGTTCGGTGTGGCTGCGGCCCGTAAACGAGGCGAAACCATCCGCTTCTCGCGGGCCGTGCGCCGGACACTTAACAAGATGGCCGATTACCTGTGTTGGATTCTATTGGCAGGGGTTATCGGGCAGACCTTCGGTGAGCCGTTCGGCATCCCCGTCCTGCCGCTGCTGATCTTGCTGGTGATCTTCGGCTGTGAAATTAACAGCTGCTATGCGAATTACTTCGAGGCGCGCGGGAAGCGAATGCGGGTCAATATCTTCAAGTTGTTTGCCAAGAAAGCGGATATTATCGAACCGGAAGAAGTAGATACGAATGATAACAACGACAAAAAATGAAATACTTTACCATACCCGAACTGACCGCCTCGGCCAAGGCCCGGGCGCTCGGGATCGACAACACCCCGCCGCCGGGGGTGAAAGTCAAACTTTCGACACTCGTAAACAACCTGCTCGATCCGATCCGCGAAAAGTGGGGCGGCCCGATCACGGTCAACAGCGGTTATCGGTGCCCGACATTAAACAAGGCGGTCGGCGGCGTACCCACCAGCCAGCATGTCCGTGGAGAAGCCGCCGATATTACCGTCGGCAACCAGGCGGCCAACCGTCGGTTATTCGACCTGATCGCAGGCGGAGGCTTCGATTTCGACCAGCTGATCGATGAGACGGGATATAGTTGGATTCACATTTCATACTCGCCGGGCAGGAATCGGCGGCAGATATTGCACTTGAAATAATTGTGCGGCATGAAAAACTTTGGCACATACACTCTCATTACTCTTTTATTCTTTGGCATGTTCTTTCTGGGGCGCTGGACAAAGAATTTCGACCCGGTTAAGATCGTACAGTACGATACTTTGCCGCCAGTCGTGCGTCTCGACACGATCAGAGATACGGTGTCAGTACCGAAATACGTGCATATCGTCCGGTATGACACTATCCACGATACAGCAGACGGGAAACCTATTCACCTTCCCATTCCGATCAGTCGTTACCTGTTTACCGACGATTCGACCTATCGTATGGAGGTAGAGGGCTACAATGTGCAGGCAAACAGTATCGAAGTCTATCCCCGGACGGTTACACAAACCATTATCCAGCGGGTCGAGGTTCCCGGCAGGCCGAAACGCTGGGGGATCGGCGTGAGCGCCGGGGCAGCTTTAACTCCGCAAGGCATACGACCATATTTAGGTGTGGGAGTGCAGTATAATTTGGTGGTGTTTTAATTCTTGTTGAGATAGTCAATTACCCGCCTATTGGCTTCGTCTATCTTATTTTGGTCGAAAGAAATGTATATATCAGTTACGTCCTTTTTCCCATGTCCAAGCGCGGCCGCAATAGTTTCTTTGGGTATCTCCAGATAGGCGGCAAGTGTAGCCCATGTGTGCCTCGTGTAGTAGGTGGATAAGAATGGGAAGGCCCCCTCTTTATCTTTTTTGCCTCGTTTCCCCACCCTTGTGTATCCAAATTCTTTCAGGTTGCGGTTCATTCGATGCAGGTAGTTTTTATAGTTAGAGTAGCGCTCATTAATATTTAAGAGGAAGTTTTTACCCCGGTATTTATTAATGATTGCTTCTGCTTCAGGTTCTATTTTGATTGAGTATAACCTACCTGTTTTAGCCCTCCGGAACTCTACCCGCCCATTGTCTATTTTGGTTAGTCCGGCTAAGTCGATCATGTTAATGCCGCGTAGATAGAACATTAGCATAAAGATGTCTATATACTGCTGTTCGTGGGGTTCGCAAGGCCAATCCCGTATAGCTCGGAGTTGATCTATAGTAAGGGATCGTTTTCGGGTCTCTTCCGATTTTAGTTTGAATTTGCGGAATGGATATAGATTCTGTTCGGCCTTGTCTTCGTTTATCGCATCATTGAATACTGCTCGAATATTGCGGATGTGCAAATTGATGGAGTTAACGGATAGCCCTTGTCCTTTCAGAAACTGCTCGAATCCTTTTAGCCAGATTATATTAATATCAGAGAATGCCAGTTTTCCGGGCGAAAACAGCTCTATTTTCAATAATGTCTGATGATATATGTCTTTGGTCGATTCTTTTTCCCGAGTTGAAATAAAACGCTCAAAATGCTCGGAAAAGGTATACGCTTCATCTGCGACTGCCCCCAATGATGACTCCACGTATTTTTTAATTTCAACGGGAGACATCCGGTTGATGGCTCCGGTTATTTCCAGCTTGAAGATGGAATTGGTAATGTCGAGGTAGCGCTGTTTGACGTATGTATTTAGGAACCTCCTGTTAGGGTGGCGTACTACTTCCCCATTTTCCCACTGATCTTCTCTGAGGGATATTTTTAGATTGATAAGGCAGCCATCTTTGGCATTGAGCCCGATTTTGATCTTTAACGGAAAGGTTCCGTCAGCTTTGCGTCTTCTCGTGTCGAGGTAATACCAGATTGAAGCCATATTTCACCCTTAAATTTGCACCTAAATTTGCACGGTGTGTGGTAGCAAATATAGCAAAATGATAGTATTTGACGACGTTTTTATAGGGGATTTATATTGAAAAGGCCTTTACAGGACAATAAAAAAGCCTCAGAATTTCAGCTAATTGCTTGATTCTGAGGCTTGCGGTATGGACGGGACTCGAACCCGCGACCTCCTGCGTGACAGGTATAAAATTGTAATTGATAATATATTTATAAACAGTAATTTATAAATAAGTATAAAAATGTTTGCACCTATATTTGCACTAGTTATTATAAATTTGGGGTGTTTCGGTATTTGGCCCTGATATATTCTTCTCGGCGTATTCTCTCTTCTTCCTCTTCTTCTTTCCGTTCATCGGTTTTCCCCAGAATAAGCAGAATAATAATAGATACTAACGGGGAAAGTATTAATCCCAAAGCGATATATCCAGCCTCCGACCGACCACGAGCCGAAGCCATTTTACCTATTAACACTAAAAGAACAGCCCAGATACAAATGATGAGTAGAATTTCCATAAATGTGTAGTTTGTGTAGTAAGAAATATTTTTACAACTCTATGATTTAGTGGTCACTTCTTTTTTAGATTCTTATTAATCTTATATAGTAAAACACAGATCACTATTCCGATAACAAGGATAAGAATAGGCCATGCCAAGATACCTGTTGCAAATCCCATCAACGGGGCATCTTCGGAAAAAGAGCGCTGAACCAAGAAGTAGATAGGTGCCGATGTTATGTGATCGTATTCTTCTAAGAATGCGTCGGTATTATCTATGGGAAAAGAAAATTGAGCACCCGATACAGGAAGCGTATCCGCTTTTTCAATAGCTTCTGGTGTCAGGTAGATTAAGACTGTTTCTCGGTTTATTACCTCCACCTTCTTTACACTCCCATTAGAAATAAGGGATTTAACTTTTCCCCATGATGTTTCAATAGGTTGAGGTTTTTTCTCACATAATGACCATCCACCAATAACAGCTATAATCAGAATCCAAATTACCCATATTTTGTTTTTCATCAGATAAACGAATATTTATTGAATATCAATGAAACACATTTCTTTGATTTTGTGATTAACATCATCAATTGAATTAAAACACTCTATATAATTGTCTGCTTTCATATCAACAAATTCTCGCAGAGTATCAAGGTCTACGAGTGCTTTTTGGGTAACATTATGCTTTGCTTTGTCTAAAATCAATTTTTCATATTTAATTTTATAGTTGATAAAGCATAGGCGAGTCATTCGGCATATCATATTATTGAAGTGACTTCCAAAACGCTTTATCTCCTCTTCAATATCATGTGAAAATAAGTAATAAAACGCATTGTTCCTTTCAGTGGATTGTGCGAACCACTCATACAATGAGTCTGCAATTCGCTTCTGTTCACACAAAATGTCTATATTATTAGTTTTCTCTATAGTTGAATAGCATTTCTTTATAGCTTGGACGTTATTGGTAAAAGAGTCATTGTCGTACACATAGCTAGATGCGGTGAGTGTACTATCTCTTTCGCAGCGTGCCTCTAAATATTTTAACGCGGCTTGACGTAAAGAAGATGTTTGGTCTAAAATATTTTTAGTTTGGCTTGATATGCAATAACATTTCCTTTCCGTACAGATTCTTTTTTGTAAGGACGAAACTTGGTTTTTATATCTTTTTAATTCAGATTCCAATCTGTGCGACCGAATAAGGACGACAACAACACCCGAGGCAAGAAGAACTGCTACGAGTGACAAATATCCAATAGGCATAATAACAAGATTATGAGTCAGATTAATGTGTGAGCAGCTTAAATGTTACAATAACGCTTTTTTCGGGCACATGCCAATCTTCTAATTTAACAACTTTCTCTTCCATAACCACCTCTAATCCTTCTGTAAACCAGTATACAGATCGAGGGTCTGCTGTGGTTATTTTGGGGTCTCCGTATAAGGATTTCAACCATTGTTTGACGGCAGGATAACAATCCCAATTGAGTTCAAGGTTTTGGATGGTTAAGTGGATTTGTGAAATTTTATTATCTGTATATAAGGGTTTTGCAACAGCGTAGTAATAATCATTATCCCATGTTTGACTTTTAAAACAATAGGCGGTTAATCCAGAAGCAGACATTTGTTTTACATGTCCTTGTCTTTTTAATCGATTCCATTGATTTTTAAATTCATTGGCCGTCATGCCGAATTTAATACCCCAAATAACAGGGCCTTCATGGGTTCCGCTATATTGCTTCTCTAATTCTTGAACTTGTTTTAAGTGATTCCATTTACTATCAAATGAAGACGTGTTTTCGGTTGTAAATGACGCAGGCTTGCTATCAGTGCATGAATTACACGAATTGAACCACCATAAAAAAATCAAGATAACAATCCCGATAGTCCACAAGATGCCACGTCCTGAGATATTGGACTCATTATTATCATTATTCATGATTTTTATTTTTTAGGTTTAACATTCAATCCTCTTACAATTCTAACATAAACTCGGAATCTCAGGTATTAGCTAATCTTCGTTTATTCTATCGGCTATTTTATCCATTATTCCACGTTTGCCTTCCTCTTGCTTGTTGATGATTGCATAGTGGTTCATCGCGATTGTTTTTTGAATTAATGCATTCTCGGCAATGACAGCAAGAGATTTTAAGACAAAGGATAGTATAAAACAAGATATAATTCCAGCGCTACACAAAACAATATCCCATACGGGAACAGGATGTGTTTTCATTGTAATGGGATCATATCCGGTCTCTGATGATATTAATATAAAAGAGGCGATCAAAGCAATAAAACCAAGAAGCGCCAAAATGGTTGACATGGATCGAAGGGTTTTTATTCCACTATCTGAATAATCAATTTTCAAAATAGGCTTGCTTGTTTCCATAATTCTGATTTTTAGGGTTTCCTTATTGTTTGCGCGACAATTAATATTTCGGAATTATAAAGATTACTTCTCCGAATTGAAGCCGCTTGCAGCGGCAGAAATGACATTGTCTCCCTGCTGGACATCCACCCCGTTTTTTGCAATTTGTTGTTCTAGGCGCACAAGGGTATCTTTAATTTCTTTGATTACTTCCGTGGTGTGTTGAGCAAGAATTTTATTGGATTCAGCCATCAATTTATTCGCCTCGGTAACCTCTTTAAATGAGTTCGCTTTTACCTCCTCGATTTGCATCCATTTATTAAAATCAAATTCCAACTGTTTAGGTTTTGATTCTGACTTGGGTATAGGGTCGGTGGTGAGCATTTGTCCATTACCGGTGAGGAGCCATTGAATATTTAAATCAGGATTATTTCGGGCTATGTTGTCTAATTTGTCCTGTGATGGTCTATGTTGTACCCTGTTGAAATAGCCGTTAGAGAGTCCGGATTCTTTCTCGAATTTTGAAATAGGTATGTTTTGACTTTGGCAATATTCTTTTACTCTGTCTTTAAGTGTCATTTTATCAAGTTGTTATGTTTTCGTAAAATCGAATAAGAAAATCCTATAGACAAAATTTGTCTAAATGTGTTGCAATTGTCTAAAAGTTGTCTATCTTTGCATTGTAACAATAGACGAACAAACCAAAGATAATTAAAATAATATGAAAAAAAGAAAGAGCAGACGACAAGAGCTTATGACGCTTAAAGTTGGGCGATCAGTCTATTACGAGATCGCAAAAGCCGATTCGGTGCGATCTACTCTCTATCGGTTATCACAGATAACGGGAAATGTCTACAAGACTAAGAGTATGCCGCCGAGATATAGAGTAACCCGAATATCATAAAGCCATGCCACGAGGAATAAAGCAAATACCCACCACCCCACCCCGCCCGGGAAAGGTATTCTATTCCCGAAAAGAAGCTGCGGAGTATTTGGGGGTAAGTGTGACCACTTTGGATAGGTATGCGAAATCAGGGGCTATTTCATTTAAGGTGCGCCGCAGATGTCATCCTGTCTATCATATCGCGGACTTGGATCGGTTCAATCAACCGCAGGAGATTTACGAGGTGGCACGTAGGGAAAGATGTTAACCGAAACAGAGAAAACCTAAAACGAAGAAATCATGAACGACGAATTTATCATCACACCCGGCCCTGCTCCGGATTCAGCTTTGAATCCACTGAGGGCAAATCTTTCCCGGCTGGCTCTTTCCGACGAAGTCAGCGATAAGGATAGAGAAGCGATTAAAGAGTACCTCGACAAATTGTAAGATTCCACCCCTTTAGTCTAACGGGAGAGAGACGGCGAACACGCATAACCGGTTGTTGCTTGACTGAAGATGTTTTTGTGCGCGTGTGAGCAGGTAGCGGTTCGAGTCAGCTAAGGGGTGCAAAAAAATGGAAGAAATGAATTACGGCTTACCATATAAGGGTAGTAAAAATTCGATAGCTAAATGGATTGTTAGCCACCTTCCGGCCTCTCATGCGTTTGTTGATCTGTTTGCCGGAGGATGCTCGGTTACTCATGCAGCCATGTTGTCCGGAAAATTCAATCGGTTTATCGCAAATGACATTTCAGACATTCCGCAATTATTTACAGACGCCGTAAACGGGAAATACCACAACGAGGAACGGTGGATCAGCCGGGAGGATTTTTTCAGGTTAAAAGATACAGATCCGTATGTGCGTTTGGTGTGGAGTTTCGGGAATGATTGTGAGAGTTATATGTATAGTTCAGAGGTTGAACGGTTTAAAAAACATCTGCATGCTGTCTTTTTCGCAAGAAATCCGCATGATGCCCGATTGAAATGGAAAGGGTTTATACGGGAGTTTTCTAAGGTTAAAGACGAAATCGGAGAATTGGCACAAAAGGCTATTGTATTGTGTTCCGAATGCGATATTGAACCGATTTACAATGCCGACGGAACGCTGGCAGCTGCTGAAATCAAGAAGGAGGTTTTTAAGATCAAATCCGCTGATTTACGGCAATACATGGTCGACGCCCTGAAGAAAAGTGGTAAAACACAGAAGCAGATAAAAAATCACCTCGGTAATTACATGGCATGCCACTATTTCTCGGAATCACAATGGCTCCTCCCTACGGCAGAACAGTACGCAAAACTTCAGGAAATACTGCCGGATATGACAAAGCCATACAGCGAACTACGAGAAAGCCTGCAAAGCCTGCAAAGACTGGAAAGACTGCAAAGTCTGGAAAGCCTGCAAAGACTGGAAAGACTGGATGTGTTCCGTAAAGATTACCGTGATATAAGTATTCCCGACGGCGCAACGGTTTACTGCGACCCGCCTTACAAGGGGACAATAGGCTACGGCACTGATTTCGATCACGAGGAATTTTACGAGTGGCTTCGTTCTGTTGATTTTCCTGTTTACGTAAGCGAATACGCCATGCCCGACGACTTTGTGGAGGTTGATTCGATAGGCAAGCTATGTACTTTTTCTGCCACGAAATCAAGCAAGCGTGTCGAACGCCTGTTCATTCACTCCCGATGGGTGGACAGGATTGTGAGACAGGGGCGGCAGACTAGGTTGTTTGAGTGATTAAGGGGTACAAAATATAAAGAATAGCCATGCAAGGACAAGAGTTTACATACAGCGAGGCGGCGCCTGGAACAACTTGGTTGTATTTAGCCAAATCCTCGGGTTTCGGAAGAGGGCCGGAATAATGTTGCTGTTGAATCTGAATGGCCGCCTTGTGCCTATTGGCAGGTTCTGTACTTTTCATAAGCTGTTCTTATGTCGTTTCCAACGTTCCGCCAGTCTTGGGCCATGTTCTCGGCATCTGTCTTTTGATGGCATTTGCGGTATTTCTCAATGGGGTTTTTACCCAAAGAGAAGAAATACAATATACCGTCCAGGAATACGTTTAGCAGGCTTTTCATGTCGGATTGTATAAAATGTTCTTGCCAAAGATAAATAACAGGTTTGTTAAAACAAAATAGAAGCCAAAATATGAGCGGTTGTGAAAAATATTCGGGCAAAGTTTTGCAAAGTCAAAAAGATTTTGCATATTTGCTACTGCCAAAGATTGCGAACCATACAGGTTCACAGATTACATACGAAACAACCGCTGATAAGGCGGGGCTCCTGTTCGACGATTCTACTCTTGTAGGTTCGCGGTCTTTGGCGAGATTAGGGGGCTCCGCCTCTTTGTATATAATCCATACAGCAAACTTTTTTCGAACAATGCCAAAGACCGAAAAAGTTAGCGCAGGTGCACCAGGTGTACCCGATGCTACGGCTAACGCCCGTAAACGCGTTGAATCTATCCTCAAACTATCGAATGAGGAAATAGCCAACACCCTTTCCAACCTTACTCACGAGCAGTATGAATCTATTGCTCCGTTCTTCCGTGTCGTTTTCTGTCTGATTGAGTGCTGGCAGGGTGATAAATCGTCTAACCCTGAAAAATCCCAAGCCTTATGAAAGCGATTCGGTTTTTTCTGGCAGTAGTTGCCGGGTTGATGATCGTCAACGACAATCCCGCAGCGCAAGATTTCCGGATTAACTTCTGGGGGCTGGTGCTGGCAGTGGTTCTGATCGCAACGACCAAGCGGGGTGAAGCAGGTATTAAGAAATACTTAAAGACTGAGTAGCTATGGCATCGACGAATTTACCTCCATTTGAATACAAGGATGAAACACTGGCCGCTATTGGTCGTCAGATAGGCGATCTTCTCGGTTGGATGGAACAGGGAGATGTGGTGGAAAAGGAACTGGAGCCCGTCTCGCAGGATGGCGTGGATGTGATTGTGTCGGTCGACTTGTCGCGTATGCGAGAGGATTATTTCGACGATCCGGAGCTTTTCGATTTAAGCTTTTACCGGGCACAGGTTCAGTATATCGACCATTTGGAAGAAGTAATACCGCCTGAATCGAACGATGTAAGGGCATGGGTTAGTTAACGGTTCCTGCTAACGTAAAGCAGGTTAGGTTAGTAATGTTGGTTTAGGTTAGCAGCCATTTTTTTTACGATCCGGACGGCAATCCGGGTCACCCCTCCGCCATCCGTGAGGCCCGCGGAGTTTTTAAAGGACGAATCAAAACACTTAATACTATGAAAGGTTATAAAGGTTTCGACAAAGATTTGAAGTGCAGCGATTTTCAGTACGAGGTCGGCAAAGACTATACCACCGAAGGCAAGATCGAAGCCTGTAAAAATGGCTTCCATTTCTGTGAAAACCCGATGGACGTATTGGGGTATTATCCCCCTTCCGATAGCCGGTATTGCATAGTTGAAAGTAGTGGTCAGGAAGATCGAGATGGATATGACAGCAAAGTCGCTACATCTAAAATTCATATTTCCGCTGAAATCGGACTGAAAGGACTTATTGAAGCCGGGGTGAAATTCATTCTTGATAAAGTCAACTGGAAAGATAACAAAGAATCAAACATCGGCAACTGGTCAGCAGCTACCAATACCGGCTAACAGTCAGCAGCTACCAATACCG